AGGAAACAACCAACTATGAACGACGCAGAAGCACCTTAAAATCCATTCAAATTGGGGCTGAAAACTAAACACAAAAACCTAAACCGTGCGTGTCAGGGAGGCCGTGAAGGAGAGATTGCGCGTGTTCGCAGGCTCACCGGCGGCATCCGGGAAAAACCGTGTGCAATAATGCCAAAAGGCATGCCATTTTGGGAGAGAACTACGCCCGGTGTCCACTGCACCTGTTCGACACCGTGTCTGGCTCACACGACGTCCGATCCACGGAAAACAACACAACTAGCGAGGCGGTTGACCTCGATCCGGGCGCCGTATTCACCCGATTCTCCTGTTGCTCCCGCTTCGTTCCACAAGGCGTTCTCTCAACGTCATCTTGCGCTTTGCTCATAGCAGCCCCACACGTTGGGTGATGACGTCCCCTCACCGTACTCGCGCTACCGAGACCAGGCTCTTCACCGGATTACCGCCGGCTACTGAGGCATAAGGCTCCCTAATGTCGGTGGAACATTTCATTATCGACACCCGCGCGCCTAAGCGTCTATACGACGCGCGGTATCAGTCCGACGAATCGGGGTCTGACTTCAGGATTCACAGCTGCTTCGCCTCGATCATGTTGCCGATCATCCCTGGGCGGACGACCGTTTGAAGCTAGCTGACGTCGGTGGTCTGCGACACCATTTACCCGACGATTTCAAAACAACCACGCACCGCGTAGCCATTTTGGCTCACCCACAGAGCCCACATAACGCACAAGAAACCTCCTGACAACGCATTAACTAATTAAATCCCGTTCAAATTGGGGTGCCGCTGATAAGCGGCTCACGCGACCCACGCCACAGGCACAAAACATTTCAGATCCTGTCCATGGGTCCGAAGTGTCGTCAGCCCGCACATGGTCGCCCACTCGATGTCCGACGCCGGCCCCGCACTCAACATGGCCAACTTGCGATAGTCGGGTGAGTCGGCGTCCTCCACTGGGAATTCATGATCTTCGCACATTTTCTCAAGCTCCTCATCCGTAGGAACCGCGCCCTTCAGTGCGATGTAGACGTTCTTGAGGTCGCGCAAGTCGCGTCCCTTGATGCCCCCGGCGACACGGGGCTCGTCGTCATACATGGCCTTGAAGAATGCGAACATAGGGGGGACCCTGCTGAAAGAACCAGCCATGGTGGCAGCGTACACCTTAACGCATGCCGACAATGCCGGTCCCTCGACGTTGGTCAAGGTCCACTGCTTGGAGTTGAGAATTTCTTTGATGCGCGGTATGGCCACAGGCAGGTCACCGTTGTAGACCACCTTGCCGTCACGCACCAACGCATTGACGCCCACGAACTGCACGTACGACTCACCCTCGGAGACGTAGCGCATCTTGGATTTCCAGCCCCAACGGGTGAAAAATTCAGTAATGGCGTCTTGCTCACCAGCCCCTGGGGCGTGGAATTCCTCCAAACGCCCCACGGTGTCATCGCCCTCGAAAGCCAGCCTCGCAAGGTAGGGCTTCGAATCACGCGCCGATTGGTAAAAGAGGTTGCGCCCGTGCGACGCAACACATTTCCCGATCATTGCAGGGACTTCGCTTTCACGGCACAAAAACGTGGTCCAGGCGAGGAAGTTTTGGAGCCAGTTGCCCGAAGAAGTCAGCCTGTCGCCCGACTCCCTCATCGTATTTGGTAGCTCCAATGTGAACATCGCCTCGGCCCCGGATTCGTCCTTGTACCTCATGCGCCAGGTGGCGCTGAAGGTGCGAGAATCCACGACGCGCGTGAAGAGCACATCGACACAGTCGTCCAAACCAAGGAACGACTGGACGTGCTTGATGATCGAAGCTTCGGCTTCTTTGAGCGGTTCCGAAATCCCGAACTCGAAAGCGGTGAGATCGTTCTCGATGATCACACCGCCCTTCTTCATGCTGTTCATGTTCGAGAACACCTCGGCGATGGCTACGTCTTTCGTCCTTTCCTTGATGCTCATGAGACGGAGCACGTGAAAAAGAACCCTCTCGTAGACGTAAGCGGCCTTCGCGAGCGCCATGATCCTGTAGTTGCCGTGATTCGCGATGGGGCGCGGTTTGGGCTTCAAGGACACTTCGGCTTTCACGAAAGCATCGACCATGGTCGAGTAGGGCGGCTGGGAGGCGCTTCGCTGCGGGTCGTCGAGCTTGTGGTTCATAGCGTCGTTGAGGATGCGCTCTTTCTCGTCATCGGAGAACTTCTTGGGCAAGGTTTGGTAGAACGATTCAAAGCCCAACATGGCCTCGTCGATGTTCTCCTTGGTGAATACCTGCCTCTTGAGTTCAGCGACAACCTTGTGAAAAGTGCGCCTCTCTGATTTGCTTGGTTGCCACTTGCCGACTCCCACGTTGCGCATGGCCTCAGCTGTCCGCAATTCATCCGGTGAATTCTGGAACATGTAAGCCAGCCCGCCCATGTGGGGGAACTTCGGTTTTGCCTCCCTCGCGCCAATCACACCGCCTGCGGGCATGCAGGACGTGTTGCGTACCTTGGCGTCAGACACGACGATAGGCACGGGCTCGGTGTGAATGGTCGTACCGTTGAGGTGGCAGGACTGCTGGTGTTCGATCTTCACTTGCTGCTCGGCATTCGCAGTCAGCTCGTCGCTGTTGCGTGTTTCCTCAACCACTGCATCCGCAGGAGCAATGGCAGCGGGAGGAGCGGCGCAAGCAGGGGTGTCGATCGGAGCGCTCGGCAAAGTCAGACCAGGGGCCGGGAAAGGGACGAACCCGCCAAGGTCCAGTCCCGCGAAAGAGTTGGCCACAATGTCGTTGATCTTCGCCTTGTCATCACCTGGCACAGTGACGGCGCTCGGTGCGATTTCACGGGAATAACCTGCAACGTGATTGATCACGTCCCTGACGAGGGTGCAACGCGTGGGATTGGGCTCAACCTCCTCGAGAGCTCGTTCCTCG